GTTGTGTTGTGTGCGTGGGGTGTGGTGTGGTGAGGGTCACGTGTTTTGGGGTTGACGTGTGGTTAATGTTGGGGCATTATTAATACATGAACGGAACGGGAACGAACCGGACAGAATGGAAAGGAACTGAGATGATTAGTATTGAGCGAGACGATCAGTACGGTGGGTACTGGGTGTCGGGCCGAGATGGTGTCTGGTATTTTGACCAGTCTGTGGGTCTTGGGAGTGTCTACGATCGGTTTGTTGGGGGTGAGTTGTGATGTGGCAGTGTATGAATGGTGAGTGGATTTGGATGGATCAGGAGATGGGGTTTGAGGAAGTTGAGCGGGAGCGTGTTGGAGCGAGTGTTGAGCGGTACACTCACAGTGATGTGCGTGATGCTGGGCGTCGGCTTACTAAGGGTGACATTGCTCTCGGTGTGGCTGGTGGGGTGATTGCTGCGAAGGCGGCTCCTCGGATTGGGGGTTGGTTGTTGTGGATGGCGGTTTTGGCGGTCGTCTTCATGGTTTTCGCGTGAGGATTTATGATGATCTGCTTGATTGTCGGGTTAAGTTTGTGACGGCTTATCAGACGGCGGATAGGTCTTCGATGATGTATCACGTGGAGGGGACGAATTTGAAGTGTACGGTGCGGAATACTGGGAGTGGTTTTACGTTCTTCAGTTCGCAGGTTTTTCCGAATCGGCAGTTTTTTGAGGTGGGTGTGCCTATTGAGCAGATTGTGTGTGCTGGTTTTAATGCTGAGGGGCGTTGGCTGGTGCCTGATGATAAAGAGCAGTTGGCTCTTTTCTGAGATTCCCGGCTGGTCGGGTAATACCAGATCAAGAAATCACTGGAATGAATGGATTGAAAGGAACGATCATGGCTATTGTTTACTCTTCTCTTAAGGACGACTTTGCTGGCAAGAAGGCTTTCTTCAACGCTCAGAATGCTGCGGTTTCTTTCAAGGAGCTGCGCGGTAAGACTGTGGAGATTGCGAATGTTGTGATTACTGAGGATGATGTGACCGACATTGACACTGGTGAGGTTGAGACTCGTAAGGCGATTACTGTCCTGGATAAGGATGGGAATGCTTATGGGACGTCTTCTCAGACGGTTGTGTCTCAGGTTCAGCGTCTGATTGACATTCTTGGTCCGGTTGAGGAGTGGCCTGAGCCGGTTGCGGTGAAGGTTGGGACTGCGAAGTCGGGTCGTGGTCGTGAGTACACGACTGTGTCTCTGGCGTGAGGCTCTGAGGTAGAATGACTAGGCCCCCTGCCCCTTATCAGGGGGCAGGGGGTTTGGTGTTTTGGTTAAGTCTCATTGGGGTAAGCATTATCGCGAGTTTAAGCGTGGCGCGAAGCATGTTCGTAATACTGCTGGTGCGATTCGGGATTTTGTTTCGTCTATTGATTTGAGTGTGCCTGATGTGCCGGATACGTTGGGCGCGGAGGCTTCGACGAAGAAGGTGCGATCGGCGAGAGCGTCACGGGCGGCAGGTCATCGGGATGATCTTGCGCGGGCTCGGGAATTACTTCAGGTGGAGCGGGATCGGGCGGTGCGTAAGATTTATAAGATGGCAACGTCGGATGATGGTGCTGATATTCGTGGGACTAAGTTTGACCCTATTGGGAAGTCGGCTATTGGAAGGGTGTCTTTGAAGAATGCTGCGAAGGAATTGGAACGTCTTAGCGAGTTTAACAACTCTAGTAGCGTTTGGTATTATCGTGATAAGAATGGTGGTGCTATTCCAGCCAAGACTGTTAGAAGATACCGGGAGGCTGTTTTACGCTATAATGACGATATTGACCGTTATGAACGAAGTGTTAGTGGAACTAGGCTCCCATATATGGGGGACATGACGGTTGGTGACTGGATTCGGGATTTCAGGCCGAGTAGGCAGTACCTGCCTGGAGGGTCTCATTATGCGCTTGAGCGAATGAATCCTGACAAGCGTCCTTCGAATTTTGAGGATGCTGATTCGATGTCTGCTAAGGCAAAGGCTGTTATGGAGTCCTTGACGAAGCAGGCGAAGGCTAAGCGGTTGACGTCGGCGAAGCAGCAGATTGCTGCGATGCTGGATGTTATTGGCGATCCTGAACTTTATGATACCTTGACCGATATTCCCGATGATGTGCTTTGGTTGATGTGGACTGTGAGCGGCGATTTCTCTAATCAGCTGTCACTTATGTATGAGGCGTCTAAAGAGGGGTATTCGGACCAGAGGCGTGCAGGTTACGATATTTGGTACGACGAGTATGAGAACGCAGATTCTTCATTGAAGTCTTTGCTGAAGGAAATTAAGTCCATTAATATCAAGCCGGAGGACGATTTCAGTGCCTCGCCAGTCAACAAGCGACGTAAGGGGAGTAGGCGTTAAGCGCTCGCACAAGCGAGTCCCTAATTTTGTCGCAGATTTTGAGACTACTACGAGGGAGGAGGATTGTAGGGTATGGTCTTGGGGCATCATTAAGGTGGGGAAGTTGGACAACTATTTTGATGGGACTTCTATTGATGGCTTCATGCATCACGTGGCGGAGCGTGCAGCGAATGTCTACTTTCACAATCTTGCTTTTGACGGTAGTTTTATTATTGACTGGCTACTGCGAAATGGGTATGTGTGGACGAAAGAGGCTCCGGGTGTCAAGCAGTTTACATCGCTGATCTCACGTATGGGCAAGTTCTATAGCATTACGGTGGTGTTTGAGACTGGCTATCGGGTTGAGTTTCGTGATTCTTACAAGAAGTTGCCTATGTCGGTGGCGGCTGTGGCGAAGGCGTTTAACCTTCATGATCAGAAATTGGAGATCGACTATGAGGCACCTCGGCCTGTTGGTTATATTCCTACGGAACAGGAGCGGAGGTATCAGCGCAATGACGTTGCGATCGTCGCGCAAGCATTGGAGATGCAGTTTAATGAGAAGATGACAAAACTGACTGCGGGCAGCGATTCTCTTCACACTTATAAGAAGATGGCGGGGAAGTTGTTTGACCGGCGGTTTCCTATCCTTTCTCCGGAGATTGATGCTGAGGTTAGGAAGGCGTATCGCGGTGGTTTTACGTATGCGGACAAGCGTTACGCGGGGAGGTTGAATGGTTCGGGTAGTGTGTATGACGTTAATTCATTGTATCCGAGTGTGATGCGCACGGCTTTACTCCCTTATGGAGATCCTGTGTTTATTGATGGTCCGCCTTCTACGGATCGCCCTCTTTATATTGCGTCAATTACTTTTACTGCTAAGATCAAGCCCAATCACATTCCTTGCATTCAGATCAAGAAGAATCTATCGTTTAACCCTACACAGTATCTTACCGAGATACCCCACCCCACAACCGTGGCTGCAACTAACATTGACATTGAGTTATGGCAGAAGCACTATGACCTTAATATCATCTCGTGGAATGGGACGTTTGAGTTTCGGGGGTCGCATGGGTTCTTTGATGAGTATGTTGACCATTTTATGGAGATTAAGAAGAACTCTACTGGGGGATTAAGGCAGATTGCTAAACTACATCTCAATAGTCTTTATGGAAAGTTTGCCACAAACCCTGACATTACCGGCAAGCATCCAGTCATGGAGGACAACCGGGTGAGCCTAAAGATGAATGAGATGGAGATGCGAGACCCTGTGTACACACCCATGGGCGTGTTCATCACGGCATATGCCCGACTGAAGACCATCTCGGCCGCTCAGAGTGTCTATCCATACTTCGCTTACGCTGACACTGACTCGCTCCACCTGGTTGGCCCAACCACTCCCCCAGACGGGTTGTGGGTGGATCCTGTGGAACTGGGCGCCTGGAAGCATGAGGGCAATTTCACTCGGAGTGTGTATGTGCGAGCGAAGCAATATGCTGAGGAGATCGATGGTAAGATGGACGTCCACATTGCAGGACTACCCCGCAATGTTGCTGCCAAACTTACGTTTGACGACATGTTGCATGGAGGGCAGTGGGACGGTAAACTAATTCCTGTAAGAGTTCCTGGGGGAACGGTTCTCAGGAACACAACATTCACATTGAAGCCATATGAAAGGGTTGGTTAAGATGGCTCGACCTGTTAGCACTAAGGCCACGTTTAAGTACCGTATCGACAAGGCGGTCGCTAAGGACATCGAGGAGCTGCACTGGGCACTGCGTCGCGACACCGCAGACCTGGTGCAGGAGGCGATCATCGACTACGTGGCCACACACGCTCCCAAGCCGGAGAAGTGACTAGGGGCCCGCAGACGGGATGCAACCTACTGAACTGGGCTGTCTGTGGAACGGGTTAGCGTCCCCCGCTAGCACTGTCTGGATATTGGGTAATATGATAGGCTGGAAGCGTAATGCTTCCAGCCTATCATTCGCTAGGAGGGTGTAATGCCAAATAAGGCACAAGAGGATTATGAGGCCAATAAGAAGCCGGGGGAGTCTCTTACAGACTATACGGCACGCAAATCTAGGGAGACGGCTAATAAGTCAAATGAATACAACAAAGAGCAGGCCGCTAAGGTTAAGGCGGGGGACAAGTCAGCGCGACCGCTTGCCGATCGAATTGTTGACCCAGACCCCACGACTCAGCAGGAAGCCATCCAGGAGCTGAATCGTAACCGGTCCAGCATGACTGACCAGCAGGCGAAAGAGGCTGGGGTTCCGAAGTACGACGTCTATGACCCCGGTGACACCGACGGAAACGGTAAGGCAGTCTCGCCTGAGGATGGGAATCTGTATGGGGGTGATCCTAAGAGTGCCCAGAAGGAGGAGGATGAGGATCCCTGGAAGGACACGAAAGCCGCTTGGGAGCATCTGACAAGTGTGTTTGGGGATAAGGTATCTGCTCTCCAGAATGAGCTTGAGGGTCGTCTCAGTGAGATGACGACACCGACTGAGCGCGAGACGGGGAATCCCTTTGCGGGCAATGATGTGCCCGCCTCAAAGGAGATGAGCTATTCTGACATGAAGGGGGCTATCCAGGGCGATATCGACGACGCCAAGGCGGTGCTTGGTGGAGTTGCAGATATTGGCATGGAGGGTGCTAAGACTGCTGGCACTGCTATGAAAGATGCTGGTAAGGCTCTTGCGCATGAGATGGGGTATGATAGTAAAGACCTTGATGACGCTAAGCAGACCCTGAAGGATGTTGGGTCTATTGGAAAGTCTCTTTCTGGGCTAGGAGGTCTTTTCGCCACAGATAATTCTTCCAGTAACAGTAAGGTTCCTGACTCTGGTTGGAAACCTAAGTCAATTTCAGACCTCTTTGGTTAAGGAGAAACATAATGCCAGACCTACGCGACGGACTCACTAACGTTGATATACTCAATGCCATTCGATCGGACGCTCGTCTTGAGTATCAGGAGCGAATCCCTGAGGCCACCAAGGCCAACATTCAGGAGACGATGTCTGAGATCATGCACGAGGACATCACCCGCAACGCGTTCATGAATGCCCTCGTGAACCGCATCGGCTCCACCATCATCCGGGACATGGTGTGGAAGAACCCCCTTGCCGTGTTCAAGCAGGGGATGCTCAACTTCGGCGATACGATCGAAGAGGTTCACCTCGACATGGTGAAGCCTACCCTGTATGACGCTAACCGCGACTACCTTGAGAAGGACATCTTCGGGCAGAAGCGGGTCAAGTCCTACAGTGCCTTCCACAAGATCAACCGGCGCGAGAAGTATGAGATCACGATCAATGAGGCTGAGCTGCGGCGGGCTTTCCTGTCTGACACGGGGCTGAGCCAGTTCGTCTCTTCGATGATGTCGGTGATGAGCACTTCTGATAACTGGGATGAGTTCCTTGAGATGTGCTCTCTCTTCCGCACCTATGAGGAGAAGTTCGGGTTCTACCACATGCAGATCCCCGATCTGAACGTCTTCGAGGCCGCGAAGGAGAAGACTGACGCTGCGATCAAGGCGCTCCAGGTTGCGGCGAACAAGATGACCTACCCGACTAGGGCGTACAACTCGCAGGGTGTCCCCTCGTTCGCGAAGCCTCAGGACCTGGTGATTATCGCGACGCCGGAGTTCCAGGCGAACGTCAACGTCACCTCGCTGGCGGCGGCTTTCCACCAGGAGAACACGTCTCTTCCGTCACATGTGATCACGGTGCCGAACGAGTCTCTCCAGCTGAATGGTGTGAGTGCGATCCTAACGACGAAGGACTTCCTGTTGATCAAGGATGTTCTGTTGGAGAACCGATCGATCGAGAACCCTGCGGGGCTTTACTCGAACTACTTCCTGCATCACTGGAGCATCCTGAGTGTCTCCTCGTTCGTGCCGGCGATCGCGTTCGGCACGAGGGAGACTGGTCGGATCACGACTCCTATAGTCAACAACGCTGAGATTCAGAGTATCAAGGTTGATAAGAATGATGGTACGTTCAATGCGACCCCGAAGCCGGGCGAGTTGCGCGCACTGTCGATCGAATGGAAGACTCCTCCTGACCCGAGCACCAAGCCCGCGGTTGACTGGGACATCAGCGGCCAGAAGTCCAAGAAGACCCAGGTGTGGAACAATGGCACCCTGGTCATTGGTGAGGACGAGGTTAAGGGGACCGTGATCACTGTCACGGTCAATGTTGACAATCCGGCCGCGAATGGTCAGAAGTCGGTGACGGCCTCGACCACTGTCACGGTGTCCTGATATACTGTGATTATAAGCCGCCCACCATCCCGATTGGGGTGGTGGGCGGTTTCCATTTACGTGTGGAGGGATTATGAGTCAGATTAACGACATGCCGCCGGATACGCAGGCGGGGCTTTCCTTTGATTACTCGGTGTGGTCTGCGGGCAGTGTTGTGCGTATGGTTAACGTTCCGTTTGACAATACATACCGAGACATTATTGACTGGAGCAGGTATGGTTCGCCGAAGGATTATGTGGAGTCTTTTGAGTACTCCCAGACGGTGCGACTCGACTCTATGACATACCTGGCTCAGGGTAGACCTATCCGTATTCCGACCCCGTTTTCGAGGGCTGTGCAGTTCAACTATGTGATGGTGACGAACCCGGGGCGTCCGAGTTCCGCGTTCACGGCGGATTACCAGCCGACAGTGTTCTTCTACTTCATCACGGATGTTCAGTACATCAACCCTGGTACGACGCAGCTGGTTCTACAGCTTGATGTGTGGACCACGTACTACGATCGGGTGAAGTTTGGTCGCGCTTACCTGGAGCGTGGGCATATGGGGATTGCTGCGAAGAACTCTTTCGAGGAGTATGGGCGCAAGTGGTTGAATCAGCCTGAGGGGGTTGATCTTGGGGGTCAGCACCTTGTGACTAGGGCTTACCGTAAGGTTCTTGGTGACGTGTCTAAGAAGAACTATGACGTGCTCGTGACGTCCACGATCAAGCTGGATGCGCCGTATGGGGATAAGCAGAACCCGTCTGTCTCAATGGCGACGGGGTCGTCTCTTGAGGGTCTCCCGAATGCTGTGGATGTTTGGGCTACGACTGCGGACGGGTTCTTCCGGGGGATGGAGTATCTGTCGTCGTACCCGTGGATCTCGCAGGGCATTGGGTCTGTGTACTTGGTGCCTAAGGGGCTTTTTAGTGATGAGAGTACTCGAACGGTTAATCTTGGGTCTGCTAGTTGGCGTACACCCAAATCAATCAACAATCGAAAAACGTTCTACATGACTCACGAAAACTTTCGTGAGGTGTGTATGCGGATGCTATCCGCTGATTTTTCTGAACTCAAAAAGTTTATGACGGCGCCCTACTGCATTCTCGAATTCACTACGTACACAGGGAATCCCCTCGAGGTTGCCCCCGAATCGATCGACTCCGAGAAGATTGGTGCCACGATGTGGGCGCACGTTGCACCGCCTAACCCTCAGATCCTGTTCTCAGTCAACTGGCACAACCACCTTATCGGTGCGGACGTGATTGATGTTGATCAGTCCACATGGACTAACATCGCTGGCGAGGAATTCGATGCGACAACCGGGTACCAGTCGTTGCCCACTTTTGCTGTGCTCAACAACTCCGCCCTCAACAACCTCGCTAGCAACGCGCACACGATCGCTCAGCAGTACAACGGTGCTCGCTGGCAGCAGCGGCGCGCGCAGCGCGCGGCAACCGCCAGCCGCGACATCGCGAACGCCGGGATTGCTGCAACCCAGGCGGGGGCTGAGAACCAGATGTGGGGCAACAGTGCTAACGCCGACAGTCAGTCCCGGTACAACAATATGCGTGCAACCGTACAGGCCGCCCAGGGTGGTATGACCGCGCTCGGTGGTGTTGTGGGGCTGAACGGTCAGGCCGTCGGTGCGGGCATTGGTCAGATGGCCACAGCTCACGTGAACGCCATGATCAGCAACAGTCAGGCTCAGTCGCAGGCGAACATTCAGAACCAGCTGGCTTCGGGTCAGTCGCACATCAGTCAGCAGCAGCAACGGACCGTGCGTGACACGAACTATGAGCTGGCTCAGTTCTCAGCAAATGGCGACTACGAAAATGCTGTGGCCGCGATTAACGCACAGGTTCAGGATACTCAGGTGATTCCGCCGTCGGTTGTAGGTCAGACACAGGGGACTGTAACTCCGATGACGGCTTATGGCATTCACCTCGATTGCCGCGTGCGACAGTTGTCACGTAATGCGATGACGCGTATTGGGGAGTATTGGATGCGGTACGGGTATGCCATGAATACGTGGGTGCGGATCACGCACCTGTCTCTCATGAAGTACTTTACGTACTGGAAGTTGACCGAGTGCTACTTGGAGAAGGCCAACATGCCTGAAGCTTTCAAGGGCACTGTGCGTGGTATATTTGAGAAGGGGGTCACGGTGTGGCGAGACCCCGCCTACATTGGAACAGCAAATGTGCGTAAGAATCGGATCGACAGTAGTGTGGAGGTGTGGCTAGGTGAGCAAGCGGGCTGATTTTGTATCTCAGGAGATATACTCCCAGGTTGGACGAGCACCCCTCCCCTCGTCCAGCGAGGGGAGGCAAGCTCAACTTGAGAACATGTATTTCCGACAGTTGTGCGGCAAGTGTATGAGCCGGTTCACGTGGGAGGGGCTGCCCAACGGTATCGACCCTCGTTTTATCGAGAAGACCATCCTTGAGAACGGCTTCTCACTCTTCTACTTCGACACGTTGTTGGAGCTCTTCATGTCGATGCCCGCCACTGAGACGGGGGTGTGGGACATTCAGGACAACCCCACCGGCTTCCGTGTGACGCGTAATGGGCTATATTCTCGAGACGTTCGCGCGATCGATAGTGTGGTGATCTGGGGTAATCAGACGAGGGTTCCCGACATGGACGTGATCAGGGTCTACGCGTCGCGCCTCGCGCAGGTGGATAGGACGATCGAGATTGACCTGCTCAATGAGCGCAACCCCATGATCGTTGCGTGCAACACGGATCAGCGGCACACAATCTCCAACGTCATCTCGAAAATCTATGATGGTGAGCCTGTTGTGTGGGGAACTGAGAACTTAGCGATGGACAACCTGGCCAATACGATCGGTGTTTTCCCACTCAATCAAAACGCCGGCGCGGGCGCTGTGTCCTCGATCAAACACATGGAGTCTAAATCGAAGATCTGGGGTGAGGCCCTCACGATGCTTGGCATCATGAACGTTAACTCTGAGAAGCGTGAGCGCATGGTTGTTGAAGAGGCGGCGGCCAATTCTGGTCAGGTTCTTGCGTCGCGCGAGTCGTTCATGAAACCGCGTGAGCTCGCGTGTGAACAGATTAATGAGAAGTTTGGGCTTAACGTTTCCTGCACGTGGGCGGTTGACGATAATGCTGCCCCAGGCATGAATGACATTCTTGCACAGCAGAATCTACTACAAGCAGACGGGGTGAATGGGGATGCCAACACATACTCTGAGGCTTAAAGATGTTGATAAGATCACCAAAGGCCACTGGGGTCTCGACAACTATGAGATCTTCGATGAGGCATATCGCGAGAAACTAAATTCAAGGATTAAGCGAGAGTTCTGGCTCAACGAGATCGCACATGAGACGATCGACATCTTCATCTGGAGACTCGAGCTCCGGATGGACCTCATCATGCCTCGATACAACCGCATGTACCTGGCCGAACTGCAGAACACTGACCCACTCGACGGGGGCACCAGCTCCAATCGAACCCGCCAGTGGGGCGACTCCAGCAACGACGGCACCAACACCAGCGCCAGCAACGGCACGGGTAGTGGAACCAGCAAGGGCAGGACCGTTGCCTCAGACACGCCTCAGACGCGGCTTGCGGGGAACGGCGACTATGCGTCAAGCCTGTCGGACGCGAGTAGCGAGAACTCTAACAAGAGCGCGAGCACATCTAGCGGATCTACAAACTCGCGATCGCACTATGATAACAACCAGTCGTCCGAGTCTAGTCAGCGAGGTTCCAAGGCGCAGATGATTGCCCAATACAGGCAGAGCCTTATTAATGTTGACAACTTCATTATCGAGGAACTCAGGGATCTGTTCCTAGGTGTCTGGGACCTCGATCACCCACTTACACATTCAAACATCTATGGAGGCTACTATGGCTAACGTTAACGACATCATCAACAGTATCGACCGGGCGATGTGGCGTCTTCAGGGCAGCCAGGTCAACAACGTCACGCCCTTCACATATAGGGACGGCCTCACATACCTGGAGGTGCTTGAGCGCATTCGGGGTAGCGTCATCGAAACGATCGACTACGTCGGCAAGTTCGGTGAGGAGCAGAAAAGAATTGTCAACCTGATGAACGAAAAAGTCACAACGTTCATCACCGAGATGGAGAAAACTCACGACGCCTGGAACAAGGACATCGAGGCCAAGAGGAAGGAAACCCTTGACACTATCGAGAGCTTCAAGAGCAAGCTCCTCGAGGTTGCGCTGACTCGGCATCGCTCCGATCGCTACAATCTCGACAATTCCTTCGTCGGTGCCCGGACGATGGACGGCAAGATCCAGTACATGGCAACCATCAATCTCACCGAGAAGATGGAGGAGCGCGTCGACGGTGTCAATAAGAAGATTGATGACCAGATTGCCTCGCTCCCTAACACATACTACAATAAGACATACTTAGATTCTGAATTTCAGCGTGCAGACAAGCGAAAGCATGCCATTATTGTTGGATCCAGTAATGTTGTTAGTGGTAACAGTCGATGGGCGGAGAGGGTTTGTGAACACTTCGGCTACACACCACACAATTTCGGTGTTGGTGGCGGAGGATTCACGTCAGGCGTAGCCGCAAGATTTGACACACAGCTAAATCAGGCTGCGGCGGACAATTCATTTAAGAACAGTGAGGTTGGGCTAATCCTCATCATTGATATGTTGAACGACATTCGCGCCAACTACAACGTACAGGATAATGCTGCTAATTGCGCACAAATCATCTTAAGCAACTGGCCCACAGCTAAGGTTAAGATGGTTCCTGTCATCTGGAACAAGTCGTCCCTTAATGTACAGGCGTCTTATATGGGGCAGAACATCTCCCGATCCATTCAGCGGGTGAAGAAAGCGATGAATCCCGTCAACCTTGCTGTGTGTGACGGTAGTGTGTCCTGGTTTTGGGAGGCTAACGACTATGGAGAGAACCATGTTCGAGGAGATGATGAAGTACACCTTCCCGACAATTCGTATATTGAGGCAATGCACAAAACCATCGCGTGGATGGAAGGCGACAGTGGATGGAAGAACTATGGGTGGAGATCGCTTGAAGATTATGGTGTAGAAGGTTGGGGTCCCAAGAAGGAGTCAATGAAAAACCTCTTGATTTCTCGTGAAGGCACAACCGTATCAATCCAGGGGATGTTTGTGGCAAGCGTTGCAGCCTCCAACGATTCCTATATCTGGTCACTCCCCTCGTGGGCGTACCCAATCGAGGAAAAGACGCTTTTTGCTTTCGATCACGACAGGAACCCCTGTATGTTCACAGTCAACTACAAGGGGCAGTTGCAGACGCGACAGGCACTAAGGGTTGGTGTTGGGTACTTCTTCACAAACACCTACAGAATCTGGTGATATGCTGATAAGTGGCCTCCTGCTACAATTGTGGCAGGAGGTTCACTTATGGCATGGGACGATAAAAATAAAAAGATTGCCATTAAGGTGATTGGGACTGTTGAGTCGGGACTCAAGTATGATGCCATCAACTACAGCGACCCAATCACCATCGGGATCGGTCAGTGGTTTGGAACTCGGGCAGCCAACCTGCTCTTTCAGTACTATGGGCAGAACAAGGCTGCGTGGGATGGCGTCAATAACAGCCTCGTCCAGCGCGTCAAGTCTGTGTCAGCCTCTGACGCGTCATGGAACTCCTACTACGTATACCGTACTGATGGTGCATGGCTGCAGCCGTACCTGGTCAAAACCCCGTGGTTGCAGGACAACCTAATGCTTGCCGACCTCGACAAGTATGCTGCCCAGGCAAAGGCTATTGGGATGGACGTAAACGCGCACACGGACGCATTCATCATGTGGGCGTGCGCTTACCACCAGTCCCCCAGGCAGGCCATGCGCATCATCAACAACTACGGAGCCAGCCTGACGCTGGACCAGATGTACGCTGCCATCATGGCCGACGGCGTACTGAGCCGCTACCGCAACCGCTACAACACCGCGCTGGCGATCATCAAGAGTGGCGACACCTCTGGTGTAGGGTCCCAGTTGTCGGGCTCCACCCAACCCATCGGCAATGGCGTCCAGATCGGCACCAACGGACAGCAGACCATCCAGACCTCCGATCGGAAGTTCGTCCTCCAGGAGGGCAACTATGGTCAGCTGGACATGTGGGTAGGGTCGGTGTATGTGCCTGCGCACAGCGCAAACGGGCACTACTACTGGCAAGGCGTCATCCCCGGCATGTCCGAGAACATCGACGTCAACGTGCCCCAAAACACTGTCCCTGATGCTGGCGGAGGAGGTGGCGGTGGCGGGGGTGGCGCTGGCGACGGGTCTGCAGGCGCTAAGGCTCTCGCCTGGATGAAGTCCCGGATCATGAAGTTCAAGTATCGTCAGGCGCCGGGGCGTCTCAATCCGGATCAGTCCGGGTTTGGTGACTGTAGTAGCACTATCTATCGCGCCTATATGGACACGTCCGGCATCAACCCTGGCACCTGGACTGGGGACATGTACAACAGGGGGCATGCTGTCATCCCGCGGGGGAGTGGCACTATGAGTGCAGCGCAACAAGCCCTACTTAAGCCGGGTGACGTTATTGTCATCTCCTGGGGTGGTGGGTATCCGCACACGGACCATGTGGAGATGTATGTAGGACCGGGGCAGACGATTGGGCACGGCGGTGATGGGCCGGGGCCCCACATTAACAGTATCGGTATGCTCTCTAGAGCTGCTTGGTGGACGGTGAGGCGACATGGCTAAGAAGAAGTTCAGCTACTACACCTTCTCGAACGTGCTCTCGTATGGGGGTGTCTACAACATGATCATGGGTGCGCGAGGGCTCGGTAAGACCTATGGTGCTAAGAAGATCGTTATCAAGAACGCGATCGAGAAGGGTCAGCAGTTCATCTACCTACGACGGTACAAGACTGAGCTCAAGGGCCGTAACTCATTCTTCGCTGACATCCAGCAGGAGTTTCCCGATCAGGAGTTCCGGGTGGAGGGTCAGTTCGCTCAGCGTAGGGTTGGTAAGAAGTGGGAGACGATCGGGTACTTCATCCCATTGTCGACTGCGCAGGCGAACAAGTCGATTGCTTACCCGAACGTGTATACGATCATCTTCGACGAGTTCATCATCGACAAGGGGAGTTTGCGTTACCTGCCTGACGAGGCGAAGGTGTTCATGGACTTCTACTCCACGGTCGATCGGTATCAGGATAGGGTTCGCTGTCTCATGCTCTCGAACTCGGTGTCGATCATGAACCCCTACTTCATCCGGTTCCACATTGAGCCGAAGCAGGGTATCAGTCGTCACGCGGATGGGTTCATCGTCACGGACTTCGTTGACTCCAAGGAATTCGCCAGCGAAGTGGCCCACACTCGGTTTGGGTCCTTCGTTGTCAATTATGCTGAGGACTATGCGGACTACTCCATTAACAACGAGTTCGCCGACAACTACGACGATTTTGTTATGAAGAAAACAGGTAAAGCCCAATACCAGTTCACTCTTCGAACGGCGCAAGGGGCCGTTTCTATTTGGACTGACGGAGGTACATGGTTCGCTCAAAAACGCCTCCCCCGAGGACCTCAGGTAAGATGGGCCTATAAAGTAACCGACCTTCGGGAGGGTGAGCGACTCTTGCTGTACGGCGACAAGGTGTTGTCAATCATGCGCACCGTATATCGCAAGGGTCGTCTATTCTCCGACTCTCCTGAAACCCGAAACCTGTTCGCGGAGATATTCGTAAGATGATAGAAATCCCTAAACTCACAATCGACATTGCTGTAGTCACCGGCTGCATCGCCATAATCGGCGTCATAGGTCGACTCGTCTACCGCATCAGCCGGTACCTCGACCACATGTCATGTATGCTAGAGGCTTGGGAGGGCACTCCCGAACGACCTGGCGTTCTGGACCGTCTAGATGACATCGAAGATAAGATAAAAGACGTGCAATACCACGTTAAACCCAACCACGGTGGGTCATCAATAGACGCCCAGAACCGACAGATCGCTGAAATCCTCACCTATTTAAGGAGCAAGTAATGTCTCAGCCCGTAACGCCCGAGCCCCCGAAGTTCCTCGGAAACCCCAGCACCCGACTCTGGCTCTACGGCGTCTTCTTCGCCATCAGCGTCGCCCTTGGCGTCTGGGGCCTCCTTGACGGCGACAAGATCGCCGCCATCAACTTCATCATCTCCGCCGTCCTCGGAGTAGCCGCAGGCAACGTCCCCACCCGCCCCGACGGAAAGCACGAAGCCTAATGACCACCCGCCAAGACATCCTCAACGTCGCAGCCGCCGAAGTCGGATACTCCCGCTGGGACGACCCCGAAGCAGGCTCCAAGTACGGGCGCTGGTACGCACAGTACAAGGGAGCCTACTTCGGGGCCAGCGGAGTACCCTTCTGCGACATGTACGTCTCCTGGGTCCTCTTCCAGGCAGGCGTCAACTGGCTCAGCGCCTACGTGCCCGGCCGTGAGGCCGAAGCCCGCCAGCGCGGCGTCCTCATCAGCAAATGGGACGTCCAGCCCGGAGACCTCGTCACCTTCGACTGGCAAGGAGACGGCGAATCCGACCATATCGGAATCGCCCGCACCGCCCCCTACGGGTCATACATCGACACCTACGAGGGCAACACATCCCCCGGCACAGGAGGCTCACAGGGCAACGGCGGCTACGTCGCAGCCCGCACCCGTGACATGGATGACGTTGTCTACGGCATCCGCGTCGTCGACAGCGCAGTGGGCCCCACCCCCTCAGGACCCAGCGACATCACCGGAGTCCAGCGAGCCCTCGGAGCCGAGCCCGACAACGTGCTCGGCCCCGACACTGAGAGGCGCCTCTACCTCGTTGTAGCAGCCTCCAACTGGGCAGGAACACACTTCCCCGAAGGTGTTGCAGCCACTCAGGCCATCATCGGAACCGAAGCAGATGGCATCTGGGGCGAGGCTTCCGAGGCCGCCCACGATCGAGTCGTCGAATCCATCCAGCGCGCCCTCGGAGTCGATGATGACGGGGTGTGGGGTCCCGCCACACAGGCTGCCTGGGAGTCACTAGCCTCCCGAGCCGAGCGGCCCTAACCAAATACCAAGTAGCCCCGGAGTGGAACCAACCACACTCCGGGGCTACTTGCTACCCACTATCCCTCACGCATAGAAGTCAGCCATCATCTCCCTCAGATCGTAGGAGCACTCATACACATCCTGCAGATCGGTGTTCGTCAGAGTGAACAGGCCATCCTCGTCAACGGTCAGTTCATAGTTCCACCCATCATCAACAGTGACGAAGGACCCATCAAACACCTCGGTCCAGCCATTTCCTTTCAGGTACTGCCTGTCCCTCGCGTTCAGTCTCATCTCAGTTCCTTTCTCTTCCGTGAACGATGTTCCGTTCATGTGTTAATAATGGGGTATTGAAATGTGGCTGTCAACCAACGCTCGTGTGATCTAGCGCACAAGTATCCACCCCAAACCGCTCCAACACATCCCGATAATGCGCCTTCGCCTTCTGAGTCCCATTCGGACCAAAAGACTTGATGCTGTTCAGCCCCGTGACCTTGTCCTCCATAGTAACGCGGTTATTGGGCCAACCATAACAATTAATCCGGTAATCAATGCCATCAATCCCAATAAAATCGTCAGTAGCAACAACACTATAACCCGGCAGCTGATCCTTAAGACTAAGCAAAGCCGCCATGTCCTTCAGATAAAACACCTTCAAATAACCCCCATACTTTCCAGCCCCATAAAAAGCATCGCATCGCAAAGTTGCTCGTGAGTATCGTAATGTGTAATCACGCCTGACCGCGTCTCGTACGGATTCCATGTCTCCAACGTATAATCATTAACCAACCGCACTGCAAGCGGCCCACAATACAAAATATGCGCACCACCCTCAGTCACAGCCTCACGCATACCCGAAGCCCGCAAACACCTACGCGCCCGACAAAGGGAACTCGTCATCCGCATCAATATCCTCCAACCTAACCAACGGCCACCAATCATCCACCGGACCACACAAATCCGTATGCTTCAAATACCAACAACCATCACCAGTACGCTCAAGAATCACAACCGACCCTCCACAACATCAACCAAATCCACAATCCGATACTGACCCCACCCCGACTTCCCAGTCGACACATGAAACCGCTCAGAATCCCGATAAAACCGAATCTGCTTACCCTCAAACAACCGATCAACAACCCAAGACGTCACCCGCCAATCATTCAAATCATCAAGCACATCAAACCCAGAACGCTGACTACTCCGAGACGACATTACGCATCACCCCACCAAGAAAATCCCGCACATCCGAACTACCAACAAAATAACAAACACCACCAGCCATAACAAACATCGCCCCAGTACTATCAACCTCAACCTGCATGTCGATCCGCATCCAACTCCTCCTTAATTCTCGAAAACGAATACGCAGTAAACAAACTCTCTGACGAAGTGCACGCATACTCAGCACTATCACCAATAGGCGCCACAACATACTCCACGCCACGCCACCGAAGCCGCGCGTAATTATCGTAAACCACTATGTTGTCAAATAGAAACTCTAGTGATTTCTTTTCGCCTTCTGTAAACTCTCTCGGTTCCATGTGTTAATAATGCCCCAACATTAACCACACGTCAACCCCAAAACACGTGACCCTCACCACACCACACCCCACGCACACAACAC